GTTTTCCCACAGAATATCGCGCTGGAGGGCCGCTTCCTTGGCCTTTTCGTCCGCCTGCACCTTCGCCAGGGCGAACTGCACGCCAAGGCCGGGGAAGCCCTGGGCGGCGGCCGCCGCAGCGCCGCCTGCCAGCCCGCCCGTGCCCTGGGCCGTCTCGCCCGGCGCCATGTAGCGGGCGCCGAGGGGAGGCGGCCGATCGATCACCGCCTGGTCCCGGGCCGTGGTATCCGTGTCCGGGTTCTTCCACGGCTGCATGGCCCTGACCACCTTGCCGAGCTTCTCGCTCCGCTCGGTGGCGATTTCCTTCAGCTTGGCCTCGTTTCGCGAGTCCTCGTAGCCGGCGAGCAGCGCCTCGGCGATCTTGGCCACGCCCTGGAGCGGACTGACCGGCGTCGGAGCCCCGCCGACCACGGCGCCCTGGATCGGCTGCATCGACTGCCGGGTCAGCAGGTCGGTGATCGCCTGCCGGCGCTTGATCGCCCGCTCGGCCTCGGCGAGTTCGGGATTGTCGTAGCTGACGGCGGTGGCAGGCATTGGCTTACCTGAAAAAGAAGGGCGCGCCGCGAGCACCGGCCGCGCCGATGCCGAACAGGCCGCTCATCAGGTTGTTGTAGCTCCCGACCTGCTGGTTGTAGGCGTTCTGGTCGTAGAGACCTTGCTGCTGCGTGGCGGCGAAGATAGGCACCGGCGCCGTCGTGGCGCCCGCCTGGTAGCCGAGACCGCCGGCGAAGGGGTTCGACACCTGGCTGCCCGACATCAAGGCCGTGGCCTCGTTCAAGGGCGTCTGCCGCTGCGCCAGGATTTCCGCCAGAGCCTGCCGGCGCAGTTCCGCGTCTTGGCCAACCCGGCCGCGAGCTACGTCATACGAGGCCAGTTCCGCCCGCTGGCGTGCATCCGTGCCGCGCTCGTCAAGCCTTCGCATCTCGGTGCCGTAGGCGTCCGTGCCTCGGCCGATGCCCTGCGCGATCAGTTGGGAATTGGCCGCCTCCTTGGCCTCGGCAAGCTCCCGGTCGGTGCGCGCCGTCATGGCATTGAACACCTGCTGACGGGTGGCCTCGGACGAAGCAGGCGCCGGCCCCAGCGGAGCGAGGTCGAGATTCCGGCCGATCACGCTCTTGAGTTGCGTGGCCCCCGACAGCCCGAGATCGCCCAGCAGAAACTTGGTGGCGACGTTTCTGTTATAGAGCGCCTGCTGCTCGGGGCTAAACGTCTGCGTGACAAGCGCCTGGTCGGGGTCGTTATTGACCCCGAAGGTCACTGTCTGCTTGCCGTAGGGGCTGACGATGTTCGGGTTCGACAGCTTGGCCGTCGCCCGTGCCGCTTCGACATTGGCGGCCCCCTGAGCCGTGGCGGCGCCGGTGTAGTCGGGAGGCGGGGGAGGGTCGGGTGCGCACATCAGGCCGGCTCCATGACGCGGACTGGCGTTGGAGGGCTGTCGGCCCCGCTCGTCAGGGACTTCGAATAGTGCTGGGCCACCTCAGCATAGCCGAGATGCAAAAGCAACCGGCCAACCCGCTTGTCCTTAGCCGTCATGGCCAGGGTGACGGCGCCGCGCCGCCGCGCCTCGTCCTCGACGAAACGACAGAACCGCATGGCATTGCGCCCCCGGCGCGCTGCCTCCACCAGGAAGAAGGTGTCCTCGGTAGCGATCAACCTTTGCGTGTGCATCGAGGGCATGATGTAGATGCCGGCATAGCCGACCGCCCGGCGAAGCTCGTCACGGGCTATGAACAGGATGAAGCACTGGCCCCACTCATACTGGCTGTAGCGCTCGAAGGACGGCCGAAAGCCCTCGCCGGCGCGGTAGCCTTCCGTCTCCTTCCAGTGCGCCGCCGCCAGGCCCAGCACCTCCTGCCAGCAATCACGCACCCGCTCGACGGCAAAGACGAGCTTCACGGCAAGTTCCCCGCCCCCGACTCGAAAAGGTAGTCGCAGGAAATCCACCGCACGGTCAAGTCGTTGGTATCGACCCTGATCTTGCCCGCGCTGCACAAGCCGGAATACTCGTCGGGGCTGGTCCATTCCTTGATGATTTCCAGTTCGGCGGCCCAGCTGCCGGAGTCCCACTTGTCCGTATCCCACACCGCGCTGCTCGTTTTCGCGTAGACGGCAGAGCCCAGGATCGAGGTGTTTTTGAAATCCACATCAATATCGGTGAGGAAAGCCAGCGCGCCGTCAACCGCCAGCACCGGGCGGAACATCGAAAAGCGCTTGAGGCTGGACGGCGAGCCGAAATAGTGGAAAGCCGTCTTGCCGTAGGCGACGATGTTGGCCCCGTTGTCGGATACCCCGCTCCATGCCTTCACTACCTTGGTCCCCGTGGTGAAATAGAGTGCCGTGTCGAACACCGCGAAATCCTCGGCAGGCCAATCCGTGAAGCGGCACCACGCCTTGGTGATCGTGTTCATGACGTACTGATAATGTGTTCCGTCTTCCGCCAAGGGCACGTTGACGATCAGCGCCGACCGCTCGGGGTAGACGATGGCGTCCCAGCCGAACACGCTGCCGTAAGTCCGCGCCGCCTCGGTAAAGGTGTTCTCGATCTTGAACGACAGCGCCAGTTTTGCACTCTGGTCCGCCGTGTTGAGCGCGACCGACAGTGGAAAGGCGCCGTTTTCGGTCAGGATCACGAGATCGCCGCCGTACTTGACAAGGCAACGCCGGCCAAGCGGCTCGGCAAGCGAATAGGTGCCGACTTTCGCCCAGGTGCTCGCCGAGGCCGGATCGGTGCCTTGGTAGACGATGATCTCGCCTTTCGAAGTGACGAATACCGCCCGATCGTCGATGCCGTCGCCGCCGTCCACCGTCCAATTGGCCCCGGCGATGACATAGCCGCCGCGCGAGGCTTGGCCGGACAGGTCGAACTTCGTCAGCGCCCCGCCGGCGGTCCCGGCGGCCAGATACCAGAAGCCCAGCAGATCATTCTGCAAAAAGATCAGCCGGCCCTTGAACACGAACACGCCGACCAGTGAGGTGGTGGTCAGTCCGGTTAGCGCCGGCGAACTCGCATCGTCCACGGCGGTCCAGGCGGAGCCGTTGTAATAGAGCGGCTTGTCCACGCCGTTGACCATGATGAGCCAGTGGTTCGTGCCGTCGCCGAAATTGGTGTGCTGGTGCTTGCCGTTCGTGCGCGCCGCGACGGAGGCGCCGACCGCGCCGGCGGAGGATACGTCATAGACGCCGATGCTCGTGGCGCAGAACATCTTGGCGGTGCCTGTGGCGGCGGTATGCACGGCCAGGGTCTTGCCGTTGCCGGTCATGTCCGTGGCGTGGTTGGCATGCCCGCCCCTGATCTCGCAATAGGACGTACCAGGGAACCAGTTGTCGAGTGCGATAGCCTCAGTCGGCTTCATGCTGGCAAGCGCGTCGCGCGTGTTCCAGCCCCCGATCGGCGCCGGCACGGAACGGAGCGTCGATATTTGCGACCGGAGCTTCTCCCGCTGACGAAGGGCCGCGCGCATCAGGAGGTAATCCAGTTTCCGTCAGGCACGAAGATGCCAGGACGCGGCCCGCGCCAAACTTCCGCGTCAGCGTAAAGCCGAGGCTTGGCCGCGTCGCGGCCGATCGCATCCTTCACCTGCATCTCGTAGGTCCGCATGTCCTCGGCGTAGTCGAAGCCCTTCTCCTTCTTCCAGCGCCAGCGCAGGCCCGCCAGCAGCAAATCCTCCGGCAGCAGGATGGTGTCGCTGTCCGCGCCGAAATACTGCCGGAAAGTCGTGCCGTCCGCCGCCAGCACCCAATTGTAGCTGACATACTCGAAACGCCAGTTGTGGCCCGCCGGCGGCGCCGGGTTAGACAGGAGTTTGCCGCCCCGAATGCGGTAACGGTAGCGGAAGCCAGACGCCACGGCGGCCTTGGTCGCCTGCCATTCCTTGCCGTTCAGCGGCCCCATGACCGGCAGCTGGTCCGTATAGTCCCAGATGGTCTCGTTCTTGATGTGGCGAAAACCGTTGCTGGCGATGGTGGCGATCGCCCCCTGGTCCTCGACCGCCAGCGTGGTATGGCTGGCCTCGTAGGTGATCCGTTCCCAGTCGTTGCGCCGGGCCAGATCGTTCCCTTCCTCCTCCAGCAGCGCCTCGATCTGCTTCAACTGCGGATCGGTCGTGCCATACACGGTCCCCGGAACGGGCAGCCCGGTGCGCCGGCAGAAGTAATCGACAACGGTGAGCAGTGTCACGCGGCACTCTCCTGCTTGCGGGGCCGGCCGGGGCTGCGCTTGAGCGGCTGATCCTCGGAGTCGAACAGGTCGTCAGCCGAGATGACACCGGCGGCCGGCGCGGGCTGCGCCACCGTCACTCGCTGTTCCAGCAGCGCGGTCAACTGCTCAACTTTCGCCGCCAGGATGCCATGGTCGGTCTTAAGCCGCTCGTTCTCCGCCTTGAGCGCCGAGACTTCCAGCGTAAGCGGCCCCTTGTCCTGCAACTGCGCCAGCCAGGCCGCAGCCTTGCGTCGGAGGTCGTTCGCGCCCATGCCGATCCGCTGCATACCTTCTGCGTTCAATACTGCTAGGTCTTCCACCGTGCGGATATTCGACCGCAGCAGGGTCTCCTGCTGCGCCGGCGTGATGACACCCCAGCCCTTGATCGGCGTGCCATCGGCCGGCTCCTCCTGGTTCTTGCACCAGGCATCGTAGGCCCGCCGATAGCGCTCCTTGAACTCCGCCGGAATCTGCCCGGTGGCAATTTGCTGGTCGAGCCGATCCCACCAGCCCGCGACCTTGACCGGCGTGGCGTCCCGGCTGCCGATCTGCGTCAGATATACGATGTCTTCGTGCTTCATGATGCAGCGGCCAGCGGCCCGGCTGGCCACCTTGTCCTCGATGGCCGTCCGCTCGAAACGGGCGTAGGCCGGCCGGATTTCCCGGCGCGAGATCAGTTCGGAAACGGACATGGGTTCTCCCCGCATTCGGCAAGCAATGTCGGCAACAGGCCGTCGCCGATCACCTTCACATCGAGCGCCTCGGGTTTGCCGGTCAGACGGCCGGATGCAAAGCCGTCCATCACCGAACAGAAGTCCATGACCTGCCGCGCGAAGCCGGCCTGCGTCACGAACTCCCGGCCGCCCGCCTCGATAGCCACGGTCGGCAATGCCTCCTGGTGGTAGGCATGGCTCACGCCATTCTCATAGCTGCTGTCCAGGCCGAAGAACCGGAACCGGCGGTAGCCCAGAATATAGCCGAGATTCAGGCAGCGCAAAGCCGCTGTGGAGCCCCCGCCCACCAGCAACCAGTCTTTCGACCGCTCGTTCAGCACGTCTCCCAGCCCGCCGGGACCGGAAGCATGCCAGAGCACGACATGCCGGCCGGCCAAATGATCGAACGTCTTTGGGTCGGCCATGGACGCCACGAAATAGATCACATCGTCACGCGGCGATACCCAATCGCGCAAGTCGGGATTGGTTTCCAGCAGGCAGCAAGCCCACGGCACAGTGCCCCGGTCTACCAGCCAGTCGTGTGCCCCATTAACCGCGATAAGCCGGCCCTCGGCTTGCCGCCACGTCCGCGCCAGCGACGGCCCGCCGGCCATCACCGAAAGCGTCAAGTCGTTTGGCGCATACAATTGGCTGACTTCCAGCTTTATGCCGCGTTCAAGCGCTGAACGCATGTTCGCCCGCACCCTGGCATCCGTTCCATGGCGATGCCAGGGCAAGCGTGGATGAGGCGGCAGCAAACGCATTGCCCGCGCGCTTGCTACCGCCCAGTCCATCAGTACGCCTACGCCGAGTTGCTGTTGTCGTTGACGAACGGCCGGTGAATCTCGAAGTGCGCCGCGCTCGGTTCGGCCGTTGTTGCCAATTTGGCGGAAGCGCCCTTCGCGAGATTGACCAGATCGCCGTTAACGCTGGCATCGTCGATTGCCCCGGCGGTGGCCGTGGCGAATACCAGACCGTCATCGGCAAAGCCGGTCAGGCACAGACCGACCGCCTTGCCGCTGATCTGGTACCAGCCATAATCGGTCGTTGCGTCAGTCGCCGACATCGCGATAGCCACGGGGCCGATGGCGTTGGCCGCCAGCAGCGTCGTGGTCCAGTCATCGACGTTGTAAGTGGCCCAGGAGCCGACGACGGTGTTGGCGACACCCTTGAGGTAGATGAACTCGCCTTCGCCGTAGTCGTCATCAACCGCCCGGACAATGGTGCCAAACGGATGCAGTTGCGTGGTCGAGACGTTCGCGATCGGCTGAGAGCCGGCGCGTTCGTCAGTGATGCGGAATGTCATGGGATTCGTCCTTTCCTCAGCCGACGGTTACGGCTGAATCACACCCTGCTGCTTGCGGTTGCTGCACACGAGATTGCCCATCCACAGGATCGGAATGACCACGCCGTCTTGATTGACCGGGCGCATCTCGTCCATGATCTCCATGTCCGCGTCCCTATGCACCACCAGTTCGAGATAGTTGGTGTTGATGAAGTAGGCCCGCGAAGTCGGGATGCCGCTGGAGCCGTCGAACAGCACGTCGGCGTTCTTGTACTTCAGCGTAATGAAGCCCCCGTTCGCGTTCGACTGGTCGGTGTAGCGCTTGATCGACACCTGGGAGGTCTCGAAGAAAGCATAGTAGTCGTTCGACATTACGATCAGGTCGGGCTGGTCGTCCGGCCCCCGGTCCAGCGTGAGCCATAGCGGCAGCATCGCACTGCCCTCGATGGTCGTGGCGCTCATCGTGACGGAGTTGTCGCTGAGGTCAAATTCCGAATTGCGCCAGAAAGTCCACGTCGCCGCGTCGATCCCGCCGACCGTGCCCGTCTCTGGCGAATCGGAGATGAGCTTCTGCAAGCCGTCAACCTGATTGGTCGCGGTGCCCAGCGAGTAGAGATCGCTGGAAAAGCTGTTAGAAAACGTCCGCAAGCCGTTCTTCAACCGCGCCTTGGCGAGATTGATGATCCGCGCCTCGCCGCTGTTGACCCGCAGATCGCGGCCGGAGGCGACGACGTTCAGCGCGATCTGCCGCCATTGGTACTCGGCAGCCGAGATCACGTCGGATTGCGAGATGTCAAGAGTGTCCCAATCGCTGTAGCGCTGATAGGTGTTGTTCGTGGTGTAGTCGAGCGGACAGGCGATGGTCAGACCGCCGTCCTCCGTGCGGGTATTGCCTCGCTTGTTCATGTATTTCAGCAGCGCGTTGCGGTTGCTGAGGTTGTCCTTGATCTCCTTCCGGTGCTTGCGGAAGGTCGTCGAGACCAGTTCGGTAAAAGTGCTGTTGGCAGGCATTGGAAGGCTCCTCGGAGCACGCTAAAGGTCAATGGGCGCCCCGCGAATTGATCTCGCGAAGCGTAGCTCGCATCGTGTCTTCCATCGTGCCTTTGGGCTCTGTCGGAGTCCGTCGGGTGTCATGGCCGCGCACGTTGGCCGCTGAAGCCTTCCTGGCGGCTTCCGCATCGGCCTTCACCTTCGCCTTGAACTCGGCCTCGCGTTCCGTCTGGACGCGGGCCAGTTCCTTCTGGCGGGTGACTGGGTTGGCCCAGACAGCCTTTTCATAGGCTTCATCGAGGGCCATACCCCCTTTCACGAAGCCGGCGATGTCGTCCGCCACTTCGTCGAAATAGGCATGTTTCGGATCGGCCGCGAAAGCCTCGACCTGCTTGCGCGTCTGCTCCATCGTGCGCGCCCGCGCGGTCTGCTCCTGGGCGGTCAGCCCGTCCTTCAGCGCGGCGAACTGGTCTTGCAACGCCTTGATCGCGGGATCGGCCGCCAGCGCCGGCGAGGCTGCCGCGAGCGAAGCCGGATCGACACCATAGCTCCGCGCCAGCTGCGCCAGGAGATCCTGCCGCTCCGCCGGCGAACCGGTCGTCATGCGATAGTGGGCATTCATCAGGTATTGCGCCGCCTGGGATTCATCGAGCCCCTGCGAGGAAAGCACGGCCTTGTACGGGGTGAACACGTCGCGCAGGCGCTTGCCGTATTGCGCGTCCGCCTTGTACTGCTCCAGGCCCTCGTGCATCTGCTTCTCGCGCGCGAGATACTGTGCCTGGGCCTCCGGGGCCATCTTCGACCAGATTTCGTGCTTGTCCTTGGCCCAGGACTGCGGCGGCGCGTACACCTCGACGAGAGGAACCTCGGCAGGCGCCTTGACCGAAGGCACCTCGTCCGGCTGCGGTTCCGGTTCGCCTACGTCGTCCTCGAACGCATCCCCCGGCGTTGCGCCATTGCCCAGGCCAAGGCTGTTCGCAATGTCCGCCACCGCAGCCTCGGTGCCCATCGACAATTCGGAGCCGGTGTCTTCTTCGTCAGGCATGCCCTGTCGTCACCCTCAAAGGTTTCACGCCGGGCGTCAGCCGTAGCGGTTCGACTTCCATACCGCCGTCCAGTTCGCGCTGCAAACGCTCGCGCTTCTCGGAAGGCATCTTCTCAATTTCGGCCTCGACCGTATCGTCGATCCGGCGCTCCAAGGCCGCATCGGCTTCCGCCCGCCGGCAGGCCGCATCCTGCTTCATGCCGGGGTCGTAGGGGATGCAGTTCGATCGCGCCAGATCATCGGCCCGTGCTCGCTCGCTGGTGATCGGGCGGCCGTCTATCGGTGAATCATAATGGATATCCTTGCGGACCATAATCTGCGGCGCCAGGATCAACTGCCGGCTGCCGGCGCCGCAAGAACAGTGCTGCGGCGCGTCATACTCCGCGAGGGGCAGATACCTGTCGAACAGATGGCCCTTCTCGCACTCGTAAGAGTAGGTCGGCATCTCAGCTTTCCACCAGCAAAATCAGGAACTCGTCCTCGATCTCCCGCTCCTACCGCCAGTCCTGCCAGAGCGCCAGCGGCTCCGCCGCCTGGTCCGCCGCCTCCAGCGCGGCCCAATCGGCTGCCGCCACCGGCGGCACCTCGTCGGCCGCGAAGGACCGCTCGGCGAACGGTCTGGCGATTTCGACCGCTTCTTCCCTGGTTTCCCCCAGGGACCGATTCATCCATCAGGAACCGGTAATATCACGATACCACAGTCCCAAGGAGTAGATCAAGGTGGCAGTTGGGGAGGCCGGAAAGCCGCACTGTGGCCGAAAAGAACCGGGATTCCAGTCCGTCTTTCTGGCCGTGGTCGTCGCAAGACCGCTGGCCTTAGTTCGCCCAGGCGAGCGCCAAGTCGCGGCTTTTCATCGCAGCACTTGCTTGGGTACAGGGCCTCTGGCCCGCCAGGATTCAAGCCAGGCCTGGGCGTCCGCCGTGGCGATCCGCGTGGAGTGCCCAAGCTGGGTCGGCCGAAGCCGGCCGGCCTGTATCTCGATGTAAGCACGCGAGCGCGAGCAGGCGAAAAGCTCGCAAAACTCGCGCAGGGTCAGCAGTTGCTTGTCCATTGTCAGCCTCTCGCGTCACGCCGCAGGTTGCGGCGTCTCGGGAGAAGATGCCGATCAAAGGCCGATTGGATTGGGGCTTAAATCCGGACCGATTTACGCCCCAGGGGGCGTGGAGTTCTTGTTTGCTTTCCATGCGCCTCGCGGCACCAGGGATTCTTGCGCACCTACATGATCCGGCCGTCGGTGCCTCGGTCGAACTCGACGGGCGCCGCCATCGCCGCCATCATCTCGGCTAGTTGCGCGGCCAGGGCCTGCAACTGCTCGACCAGCGGTGCGAGCCCCTCGGCCAGCTTCTGTTGCCCGGCGGCATCAACATCGGCCTGCTTGACCGCCTTGGCGTCGGCATTGACCCGCGCGATCTCGACTTGGGATATCAGGGCCTGCTGGGTCTTATCCAGCTCGGTTTGCCGGTCGATCCCAACCTTCGCCAGGGTGATTTCGCGCTCAAGCCGCAGCTTGGCGATCGAGGCGTCGCGCTCCAGCTTGATGCGGGCGGCTTCGCGGGCCATTTCGGCCTCGCGGTCGGCCTGGGCGATGCGCTCCTGCATCGCCAGCTTCTCCATTTCCAGCCGCGCCCGGCCCTGCTCGACCTGCGCTTCCAGTTGCAGCTTGGCGGCCGCCTGCTGGCTCTCGGCCTGCATCTTGGCCTGCATCTCGGCGAGTTTCGCCGCCTGGCCGTCGTCCTCGGGCTGCGGCGGCTGCATCTGCTTGATGTCGTCCTCGATTTCCGTCCCGAAGCGGAATCGTCGGGCGATCGCCAGCAGCATGTTCTGGGCGACCCCGAAGGGCATCACGCCCCTGGCGACCAAGGGCGCCACCCCATTCAGATACTGCCCCAGGGCGTTCAGCAGTTCGGAAATCTGCTTCTGGTCCTCGACGGCCTCCGGCTCCACCGTCGAGTTCGTCTCGATGTCGATACGGTAGCCGCGCAGCGCGTCCTCGCGCAGAAGCGCCATGACCGGAGGCCAGGCGGGTGCTTGCAGCGCCGCCGCCACGCGGGGATCGAGCGGCCCGCCCGCCAGCTGCATCGACTGCGCCGAAGCCTCGGCCGCCACCCGCTGTTGCCCCGTCAGGTAGGACAGGCCGGTCATCGCGGCCAAGGTTTCCTCGGAGAATCTGCTGACGGCGACTTCCAGCATCATGCGCAGGAGGTCGCGGACATAGCGCTGCACCTCGCGCTGCATGCGCTTCAATCGCAGCGTGCCCCAGCTTTGCTTGATTTCCTGGGCGCCCAGCGTCTCGGAGGCGTTCGACTGCCCCCGCATGACATCGGCGATGCCGGTGATCTCGTAGATCGTCTGCTTCACCTGCTCGCGCGCGACGATCAATTCCCGCAGCACGACGACGAGGCGATCGATCGGCCAGGCCCAGATGGCGTTCTGCAAGCCCTTCTCAGCCGCGAGCGAAGACGACTTGTCGGCCGGCACCAGCTCGTTGTCGTCGGCCTCGACGAGGGCCTTGATATCCTCCCCCAGCTCGCTGTCGTAGACCGCCTTGGCCTTGATCGCCTTGGTCACGCGGCTGATCCGGCGCGTGATCTCGTTCAATTCCGTCGCCTGCTGCGCGTAAAGCGTATAGGGGGCAACGGGTTTCAGGCTGTTCGGCCGACACAGGAAGCCCAGCGGCTCCGGGCAGTTGAAGAAGCCCGTCAGCCCAAGCGGATCGTCGAGAGTCTTGAGCAGGCCGTCGGCATAGGACGGGGCGACGTAGCGGATTTTGCGGTCGCTCTTGTCCCATATCTGGTAGACAAGCGCCGTCTTGCGCTCGCCCATGTCGCGCTCGTTCCCGTTGCGCTTGGCCCGCTCGCCCCGGTCGCCGCGAACCTCGTCTTCCTCGCCCTGGCTGAACACCAGCTTGTCGGCCGTCGCGCGGCCGAAAAGCCGGACGGCTTCCTCCTTGTCGATCCATTCCTCGTAGGCGACCCAGGGCACCTTCGTCCAGCGACGGGCGAAGCCGAAATAGACCCGATCCCAAGAGCGGACGTCGAGGCAGACAAGCTCGCCCGTCTTCACGCTGTCGGGCTCGCCGCCATCCGCCGGCCGCATGCCGTAGGCGATCTGCGCGTCGTATTTGACCGTGGTGACGGCACGGCCGCAGAGCAGCGCGTCCAGCGTGGCGGCGCTCAGGGCACCATCGAAAGTCTCGTAGCCCTCGGCATTGGTGTCGAGAAGATAGGCAAGAACGCGCTCGCCGGCCTTCGCCGCCGCCTTCCCCAGAGGGTCGTCGTCCTTGAACCGGCGCTGCACCACGGGTCGGGGCGTCGCCGAATAGAGGGCGGGAAACAGCGTCTCGGTGTTGGAAAAGAGGATGTTGAACGGCGTCGCCGTGTGCTCGCCGGCATAGATTTCGTTGACCTTCTCGCCGGTCTCGCGGAACTCCTTCTCGCGCTTGCGCGCGGCCTCGATCTCGTTCAGCCACCAGCGGACGGGATCGGCCTGGGTGCGCGGATCGTCGCCATCCCGCTTGCGGCGGAGACCGGCCGTGGACGCCCTGGCCATCGGCGTCAGGTGAAGCGGCCGATGACGGTCAGCGCCACCCCGGCGCCCGTAGTGGCCTTCCACGAACCGGCAGTGCTGAGAAGCTGGAAGGTCAGGTCGTAGACGCCGATGGGGATGTTGGCCGTCCCGGCGAAGACCGTGGTGGAACCGTCGATAATCGAGAAGGTGCTGGTCGCGGCGGTCGTCACTGCGACAAGAACCCGTTCGAGCCGGTCCCCCGTCGCGCCGGTGACGCCGATCACCTGATTCGTCTGGCCCGCCGCCACCGTCTCGTAATCGTAGCTGGCAAGCGTTACCAGGTTGTGCTCATAGATCGCCATGGGGGCTTCCTTCTAGAGGGCCATCTGGCGTGCCAGCGCCTTCTTTTTGAAAAGCGCTTGGCGCAGATCGCCATAGGTTTGCCCCGCCGGGTTGCCTTTTGTCAAGCGCTCCACCAGGGGTTCGTCCGGCCGGCTCGTCCGAGGGTGTTTCCAGGTCAAACTGAGCGTGCGCCAGGCGTCGGCCGCGTGGCTGTTGCGGTCGTGCTTCGGCGTCATCGAGAACATGCGCTTTTCCTCGTCCCACTCGCGGTGGTAGTTCCTGAGCTTTTCCAGTCCGTCGCGGCAGCGCGTCTCGTCGAACCGACAGAACGGAAAGGTCGCGCGGCCAGCTTGGATGCCTTCCTCGCGGTCGAGCCTGGGCGCGATCACGCAGCGGCCCACCTTGAGCGCCAGCAGTTGCTGGAGGATCGACTTGCCGCCGGCGGCAAGCGTGCGCGGACGCGCGTCATGCGGCAGCCAGTGGGTGCCGTAGGTCCACGCGCGGTCAGCCGCCTTGCGGCGCAGCACCTCGGCGTAGTCCTCGATGCTTCTGCCGGCATCCTCGTGATAGTCGAGCACGCGGATGTCGCCCTCGGCGATCTGGAAGAACCAGATGGCGGTGTCGTCCGTGAAGCCCAAATCCCACGCCGTGCTCACGGGCGCGGCCTTCACGTCGAGGCGCGACTGGATGCGTCCCTCCAACCGCGCCCGGTCGAGGCAATCGGCCCAGATCGCGCCCGGAATCGCGGCATCGAAACTGACATGGTATTCCTGCAAGTAGAGGCTCTTGCCATAGGCCTCGCCATGCTGGGCCTGCAACTCGCGCAGCTCGTTCGCCAGCTGCCCGGCCGTGAAGATGCCCGTGTCGTCAACCGTCAGGCATTCGTAGAACCACTCGGGATCGCGTTCGGCGCTCTCGCACAGGCGCTTGAAATGGTTGTCGCCGCGCGGCGTCGAGATGAACAAGGCCCAACCGCCATTCTCCAGCAGGATCGGGCGCAGGTAGGCCCAGGCGGCGGGATCGGCCAGCGCATATTCCGAGAACGTGACACCCGCCGGGGGCGAACCGACGAGGCTGTTGAAGTTGTCGCTGCCGACCAACTGCCAGGTCGAGCCGTTGCGGAAGCGGATCATCATCTCCTGCTCGCGCGTCGTCTGGCGGATGGCGTGAGGAAACACCTCATCGATCCTGCGCCGGCCGGAATGCGGATTAACGGCATCCCAGATGGCCTTCCGGGCCTGCCCATATTGCGGAAGCATGTGCCAGTAGGTCGCCACCTTCTCGTGCGCCGCGCTCGCCGCATGATGCAGGCAAACCTCGTCTTTTCCACTCCTCCGATGCCACCTGGCCACCGCCCGGCGGCCGCCGCCGGCCAGATACCGCCACAACTTCACCTGATACGGGCGTGGCCGCCAGTTGTGCGGAAGCTGGATATCCGCCACCAAGGCCCTATTCCTCGAAAATGTCGATTTCAGGCGCCGGAACGGCCTCGATCAGCGCCGTTTTCCCGATATTATTTCCGATTTCGGCCGGATTTTGCCCGCTTTCGACCGCATTCTGCCCATTCTCGTCAAAACGCATCACCACGACCCTGACGCTCGAATCGCCATCGCCGTCCGGCTTCCGGTTGTAGCGGTTCGGATGCCAATAACCCGCCATCCGCAGCCGGGAAGCCACCCGGAGCTTGGCCTGCTCGATGGTCGATCGCGTGGCCTTGTCGGAAATCGGCACCACCTGCATCGCCAAGTCCTCGGCGTGCGCCCGCAAGGCGTTCTCGTAGGCCGCCCGGCGGCCCTCGTCGGCATGGAACCAGGTGTAGAGGCGCAAATACGGCACCTCCATGCGCTCGGCGAGCTCCCGCAGCCCCTCGCCACGGGCCACGGCCTCGCATACGAGCAGATCGAACGCCGCCGCGCGCTCGCCCTCCACGAGCGACAGGAAGCGCTCGGCGTCCGCCTGGGTTTCCAGCAGCATGCCCTTGTGGATACCCCAAGGCGTCCGACGCGGACCCTTTTTAGGCCGCTGTTTCATGGCCGTAATCTGGCGGCTCCTCGCTTCGCGGTCAACCAGGGGAAGCGAAGAACGGAGTCGCTTGCCGTAGGCGTGGGGGTCCCCAAGAGGCCGCCCCGCCGCCAAGCCCGCCGGCCTGGCCGGGGCCGGGGGTCAACCAGGGCACAGAGAACGCACCAGCCCAGGGCGCGACCGCGCTTCCCAGCGGCGCCGGCGCCGAAGCCGTGCGTTCCGTTCCGCATGCAGCGCCTCGCGGAGTGTCGGCCGCGTATCAGCGGCCGCGCGCCACAGCATAGAGGAGACTTGTTCGTTGTCGCGAAACAACGCGGCCGCGCGCAGCCAAGCATCGCTATATAGCCGCTTTCCAGTGCCGCGCGGATGTCGCGGCACGGCAGGAAGCCAGCCGTGCCGTTCCCACAGATACAAGGTCTGGCGCGTGCGCCCAAGTCGCGCCGCCGCTTCTGTTATGTATATGAAATTGCGCATGATTTCCCCCGCGCGGTTATTATCGCGCGGCAGTATAGCCGATTCGCCGCGCGGGACGGAGCGATTTCTTGGCCTAGGCTAAAATGCCAATAAAATCAATGCCGTACCCATATTCCCATGAAAAATTAGACTACTTTTTCAATGGGTGACACATTTTTTCTAACAAAATCAATACCGTACCTATGTTACTCATTAATATATATATATGGGTAGTAGGATATAAGAGTAGTGTATGCGGCGCGCGAACGCGTGCGCCCCACCGCCGCTGGCTGCGAGGGACTGTATTTTTCTGGCGCGACTTGGTTGGGAGCGATTATATAGGCGACAATAGGTACGGCGTTGAAATCACTCGATATATTGTGTCGCCTATAGACCGAAATTGTATGACTTTGTATGGGAGTATAGGTACGCCATTGAAATCGCTACAGTATTAGATGTTCCGCTTCCGTCCACGCTGGAAGGCCAGGAACGGCCACCGGGCGCGGCCAGACGAGGCTCGCGCGGTGGCTGGGGGGCAGTCTGCGCTTGGAGCGGCCCGCTGTCAAGCCCGAGCGCCTGGCATGCCATGACCTAACGTTGTTGCGGGAGCGGGGGTGGATGGCGCGTCGCTTGCCGCAGGCGCGGGCTTCTGGTTCGTCTCCTTGGTCACGGGAGGGGAACGGAGTCGCTTGCCGTAGGCGTGGGGGTCCCCAAGAGGCCGCCCCGCCCCGCCGTCAGGGCCCCGGGGCCCCAGGGCCCCAGGGCCCCAGGGCCCCAGGGCCCCAGGGCTCCAGGGCCCCAGGGCCCCAGGGCTCCAGGGCCCCAGGGCCCCAGGGCCCCAGGGCCCCAGGGCCCCAGGGCCCCAGGGCCCCAGGGCCCCAGGGCCCCAGGGCCCCAGGGCCCCAGGGCCCCAGGGCCCCAGGGCCCCAGGGCTCCAGGGCCCCAGGGCTCCAGGGCCCCAGGGCCCTGGGCTCCAGGGCCCCAGGGCTCCAGGGCCCTGGGCTCCAGGGCCCTGGGCTCCAGGGCCCTGGGCTCCAGGGCCCCAGGGCCCCAGGGCCCCAGGGCCCCAGGGCCCCAGGGCTCCAGGGCCCTGGGCTCCAGGGCCCTGGGCTCCAGGGCCCTGGGCTCCAGGGCCCTGGGCTCCAGGGCTCCAGGGCTCCAGGGCTCCAGGGCCCTGGGCTCCAGGGCCCCAGGGCCCCAGGGCCCCAGGGCCCCAGGGCTCCAGGGCCCTGGGCTCCAGGGCCCCAGGGCTCCAGGGCCCTGGGCTCCAG